ACAACTATCCCTGAAACAACTATCCCTGAAACAACTATCCCTGAAACAACTATCCCTGAAACAACTATCCCTGAGCCGCAAGTCACTAGCACCACTGAAGTGATAATTGAAGATGTAACAACGACTACAGAACAAGAAGTACCTACTGCAACAACAATTGAAGCAGGGCCAGAACCCCAGCAGGAAGATCCAAAAATAGATGAGGAGATAAATGACCCATCCTCGGAAACAACGGTATTTGAACCAGATGCGGTCCAAGAAGTTACAGAAGAAGAGGCAGCGCCGCCGATAGTTGTTGAGCCAACATCCAGCGACGAATTGGTCAATGACATTCTTTCTGGCGAGGCAACAGATGATCAAGTAGATGCATTTCTTGACGATGTCTTTTCCAATGGTGTGACAGAAGAGGCCATAGAGGATGTAGTTGACATAATTAATACCGGAACGCTAGATCCTGAACAGGTGCAGGAGATTATTGATGAAATACTTGCCGAGGAAATTAATAGCGACCAAGCTGTCCAGCTCGCAACTAGCCCAGAGCTGCTAGCAAGTATCACATCAGAGCAAGCGGAGGAAATTTTTGCCAGCATTGATACCGGAGACCTTTCTAAAGAAGAGGCATCTCAGATTGTTGCCGCAGTGCAAAACGCAGTTGAATCAGTCCGTAAAGCATTTGAGACTGAAATAAATGTTTTTGGAGGAAAGTTTGACACCTATGTCCCTACTGGGTCGCGTGTGACGGTTGCTGAACGAAGGGTCGTTGTAGCTGCTGGTGCTGTATTATTTATGGCACCTGTTGTTTTAGCGTCATCTACAAATACAACTACTAACAATTCTGCGCCCAACAGAAAGCAGTAAGTAAAAAATGTTTAAAAAATTAATAGCAAAGCTTACAAGCGAATTTCACTCGCTTATATGGACAGCGGCTGGAACACTCCTTGTTCTAATCACATTGTCTGGAGATGTACAGAAACTTGCAATCCAAATAAGCGTAGCTGCACTCATTCTCCACTTTATAGGCGTTCTAATAAAGCGTGACTCAAATGAATCTTAAGAAAATACTTGCAATAACAACCGTCCTTTTTGGTGGGTTATTTGCGGCCTCACTGTCCGAAGCGCCACGCAACCTCGGCATTGTCAGTGTTGCTAACGCATCTGGAACTGGTGGCCCAATAGTTCTTGACGGAATGGACCCTGTCTGCCACTCTGGCGGGGAGGGAACGTGGGGGTACATTGCACAGGTTCTAAAGAAAACACATGCCGGAGCAACAAATCAGAACAGTGGCGCAATTGCAGTTCTTGGTGCTAACGGAGCAACCAACTCATGTGGTGGCAACTGGAACACTCTTCTAACAACAAAGTATCTAGGCCAGTTCACTACGGCTCCAACAGTTAATTTCTACAACTCAGAAGCTCAGGTTGCTACTTTCTTTTCTACCATAAACACGCTGAAGCCTGCAGTCATATGGATCCCAGATAACTGGAGTCGCTCCTCTGCTGTAGAAGCAGCCTTCACGTCTAATGCTGAAGTAATTGCCGACTTTGTTAACTCCGGTGGCGGGTTGTTCGCAAACATGGGAACCTACGGGTGGCTGACCGCGCTTCTCCCAAGCGCTGTGTATAACAGTGGTGGCTGTAACGGTGGCCCAGATGCGACTGCGGATGGAACTGCAGATTTTGGCTTGACGAACACAATGGTCGCTGCATGTTGGCACGGATTCTTTACAGGTAGTGTTGGAACACTAAAAACTCTTGTTGATTATCCATACCCTTCAGTTTCTTCTACGCGCAAGGCTGTCTCGATTGGCGGTGGCGCAGTGTCTCTTCCAAGTTCATTTACTCTCGCAATTAGCCCAACGAATCCAAGCGCGGGAACGCCACTAACAATAACTGCTACTGCTCAAACAATAGCTGGTGTTCCTCAAGCTGGCGTAACAGTCAGCATGACAGTAAGTAGCGGTCCAGATGCTGGTCAGACATTTACAGCTACTACAGACGCTTCTGGCATTGCGACCATAACTGTTAACACTTCTTCTACTGGAACAAACGTCTATACGGCAACTGCAACCGTTAATGGTGTTTCAAAGACTGTTTCTGCAACAGTTGCTTGGAGCCCTGCTCCAACGACCACTACTGAATTAACTACCACCATTGTCGCCCAGACGAGTACCACCTCATCTAGTAGTACAACAACCAGTCAACCACCTGCTCCCGTAACAACAGTTCAAGCTATACCTGCTGTTACGTCAACAGAATTAGCAACCACCACAACAGAAACGAAAGTACCAGATCTTGGTATTTCTTCGTCAACGCAAACAACAGTCCATGATCACTCAAGCCATTCACACGGTTCAACGCTTCCTTCAACAGGATCAAATACTGGTGACCTGGTCTTCTATGGATTTATTCTCTCGATTGCTGGATTTATCGTCAGTCTCAGATTTGGAGGCAACAAGAAGTGAGTAAGAAAAAAGATGTTATTAGCAACATTCTCATGCGTATCCTCGCAACTTTTGCTGCTTCAGGCCTCGGCGTAATTGGCGCAGGAGCGATTGCTGGAGTTCCATTATGGAAAGCTATGTTCATGGCGGGCATAGCTGGCGTCGCAACGGTTGTTGAAGGACTCTCGCGAGCTTTTCTGGACGATGGAAAACTAACGCTTAGCGAGATCAATAATGTCTTCAATAAGTTTGACAAAAAGGGCGCTGTGGCGGATTCTGAAGTTTCGTCTGTATCTAAAAAGCGCTCAGCAAGTACAGAATAAAAGCACCACGTACCTAGGAAATCCTTATACATAAAGCTCTCAGGTGTATAATTGATTATGACATCACACCCAGGAGAGGGAAGAAAATGAAGTACCCATACATTAAGCTAGCGCTCCCCAAAGCTCTCGAGAAGATTGAGAATGGCAAGCTAACTGACGCAATGCTTGACAAGGCTCTTACAGGCGGAAGAATGTATAAGCCTGTTGCTGTTCATTTCAATGCGATGTACAAAGCAGCAGAAGCTGCTGGCTTTAAGCTAAAGAATGTCGGAGACTTCCGTCCATTTGCCGATCAGATGGCCCTATTCCGTGATAGATACGATGACAAGCCAACTGGGCGCAAGCCAGAGGTAACTCGTGACTACGAAGGAAAGAAGTTTTACTTAAAGGTTGGAAAAGCGCCAAGCTCCACACCTGGTCGTAGTAATCATGGTCTCGGTCTGGCAATTGACCTTGGTTATGACGTGAAGGGCAAACTCACATCTATGGGTGGAGAGTGCTTTGAATGGATGTGCGAGAACGCTCCCAAGTATGGTTTCTACCTCCAAGGCAATGATCCCAAGTCTCCTGAATTTGAGGCTTGGCATTGGCAGTACTGTCTTGGTGACCAACAGCCCCCATATCTCGCTGGAGGCGCTGCAGCTCCTTCTATGCCCTTCCCTGGCAATCTAACGGAAGGCGCGACTGGAGACGCTGTGAAGGCCGTTCAGGAGAAGCTCGGGATTGCTCCAGCCGATGGGAACTTTGGCCCCTCAACGACGGCTGCAGTAAAGGCTTTCAAGGCCAAAAATGGCTTGAAGGAAGACGGAGTAGTTGGATCTAAAGTTTGGGATCTACTTTTCTGATTTAGAGGGTCGTACCTAAATATTCAGATTTATCCAGTAATCTTCCAATATGGATGTTGAAATGACGTGGCACAACGACGGCCACAAAATGTCGTTAGTTCTTGATAAGGCTGAAATTGTCATAGGCAGCGTTAGTTGTCCACATACGCAAGATGAAAACGCTCCGTGCGCTGGGATCGCAAAAGGCCAGTGCGTAGTTGAGTATTTCTTGAATCGCTACGGGTTTGACTGCAATGTTGGTGTTGCGCCAGTTTCCTCAGAGATGGAAATTGCCTGGACTCTCATTGGTGAGCCAAGGTATGACGTTGAACTCTGCCAAGTGTGGGTAATCCCAGTGGCTGACGAGTTCTTTGCAGCTTGGCTGGTAAGCCAAGGCTCTCAATCCTAAAAAGGATCCTCTTCTTCAGTGATATCTTTTGGTGTTTGGGGCTCTAGCATGCGCTGCGCGTGTAGAGCGTAAATAAGGCGACTGATATCAGGATGCTCAAGAGCGCGGTTTTTGTTAATTTGATATTTGTTGCGCCCTTTCACTTTTGTCTTTGCTATGAGTTCAGAATCAACAAGCGTCTTGACGGCTTTGTGGATATTTGATTCAGTCACGCCAAGATACACAGAAAGCGCCCTTTGAGTAATTTCTGGATCCTCAAGCATCGCTACCAAAACCCTGCCGGCTGGTGTTATCAGTGAGATTTCGTCCTTCGCTGAGTACATGATCATCCGCTGGGAGTTGAGTGTTTTGAGCACTGTTTCCACAACATCACTTGACGAACTGCCAGATTCCAAGGCGGCTCTTATTGATTGCTCAAGCGGTTCCCGTAAAACGTGCTCACGGTGGCCTCGTTTATTTTCATCCATTTACAACCTCACTACAAAGACAGTAGCAAAAACTTATTGAGTATACTTGCATACACGACATGTTGTGGTGCAGAATTTACGACAGCACAAGATCCGGGGAGGGCCACAATTGAGCGAGCTTAAAAATCGGCTTGAAGCTTTAATGAATAAAAAGCCAAAACCATGTCCTGTAATTCAGATGATGGATGAATGGGATCAGGAAACAAAGGACGCTTTTAATAGTGTTCTTTCTTCAAAGGCTAAGACAACGGATATTCATAGAGAGCTCGCATCTGCTGGTTTCAGAATCGGCAGAGACACACTCTCCTACCATAGGAACGGATTCTGTAGATGTGGAGCATACAATGACGCACAATAATAAGTCCAATGACTTGATCGCACGACTAGCTGCTGTTGAAAACAAAGCTGAGCATGAAGATGCGGTCAAAGACAAGAAGTACCCTGCTGGCTGGGAGCCAGGAGTTGTATGGGATGGTAATAAGGGTTTTATTACAACAGACACGGTTTTTGAAACGCCCAAGGATTGGTCTGACCTACTAGCAATGCGAGGCCTTGATCCAGAAGCCTACGAAGTTGTTGGTGATAGCATCAAATGGTGCTCATATGATGGGTGGAAGCGCGACGAGCCAGGCCAGCCGGCCTATTCAGCTATCTGTTACTCATATAAAGCTGAGATTCGCCTCAGAAAACGCGATGTTTCGTTTATTCCAGAAGAGTTATATCGCGAGGTAAAAAAGGCCAAAAAGAAGGAAAAGCGACCACAGTCAGGAGAGTCCACTTTTGTAGTTGCTCTGTCTGACTGGCAGACGGGAAACCGTGACGGTGGTGGGGTTGCAAAACAGGTTGAAAAGATTGCTGCTTTGCCAGAATTGATTCCGGACAGAATTGCAGATCTACGTAGGGCTGGAAACGATATTGGCCATATTGTTATTGCCGGCCTTGGCGACCTCCTTGAAGGAACGTGCGGACACTATCCTGCGCAACAGTTCAGAATAGAACTTGACAGGCGCGAGCAATTGAAGCTTGTCCGCCGCGCCATTAGAGATATTGTCATGGCCGTGGCTCCGCTTTCCGACAAAGTTACAGTAACTGCAGTCGGAGGAAACCACGGCGAAAACCGTGGACTCAGTGGTAAAGCATTCACAACTACTGGAGACAATGACGATGTTGCGGTATTTGAGCAAGTTGCCGAGATACTCGCAGCCAATCCTGATGTCTACGGGCACGTCGGGTTCAGGCTTCCGTTGGAAAGATTGACAGTATCGCTCAATCTCTCTGGCCATATTGTTGCTTTTACCCATGGACATCTGTCAAAAGCCGGCCCGAACGCTGCTCAAGCGGTCTGGAACTGGTGGAAAGATCAGTCCCATGGCCGTGCGCATGCTGGTGTTGCCGATGCCGACATCCTTGTGACTGGCCATTATCACCACCTGAATGTAAAGGAACAGGAAGGGCGCGCAGTGTTTATCTGCCCGAGCCTTACCCAAGTTGGTGAATATTTCCAAGATTCGTATGGAGTTAAAACCCGTGAGGGCACTCTTTCTTTCGTGATATCACCGGAGGGCTGGGGTGAGCTCCATCTCATTAACTGAAAAAATCCAAGAAATAACTAAGAGAATCTCTCCTAGTTATGGCCAGTCAATAGATGTTGATGAAGGCTGGCACTCAATAGTTGTCTCATGCTACGAAAAGCTGTGTGAGATAGATCCATATCACTCAATATTTCAAATTAAAGAAAAGTTTGGTGGCTTTAGGTATTACTTCAGCACAACAGTTGAAGGCGATGCCTTGGGTCGGATGAGCAGAATTGTTGCCGAGCACGAAGAGATGGCATCTAAAACATGCGAACTAACAGGAAAGCCTGGGTTCCTTATGCAAAAAGGATTCCGATACAAGACCCTCTGTGAAGAATATCTTGCTGATGGGTGGAAGATGACTAGGAGCCCACATGAAAAATGAAGATAGTCCTGATTACATCAGCGATCTAGAAGCCGTTGAAATAAGCCTAGAGATGTTTACCAAACTCCTAGATACTGGGCAGGCCGAAGTACACCCAGAGGCAATTTTTTTCAAACAGACTCTACAACAGATAGCTCTACTTAAATCTCAACTAAATCTATCTCGTTCTTTTAGTGCAAAGGCGTATGTGGCCTTGCGCGACGTCATTGCCGGCGGATGCCGAGACTGGCCACAACAAATAGAACTCCTTGATGTCATATACCTCAATGGACTACTAGCTGAATATGAAGCCTCATTTCAGTCCAAGTCGGAGGATCCTTCATGACAACAATCGTAGGAATGCAGGGAGACGGCTACGCCGTAGTAACGACAGATAGCCGGATTAGTTCTGTGGATGAGTCGGGTTTTGCGTACCAGATCACAACATTAGGTACAGGCAGCTCAAAAGTGGCTACAAATGGCAAGTATCTCCTAGGGGCTGCAGGCGATGTCCGAGCAATCAACATCCTGCACTATGTATTCACGCCTCCGACGCCCGCGCCTTCATTGAAAGGGAAGAAGCTGGACGCCTTTATAACATCCAAGTTCGTACCTGCATTAAGGGGATGCTTTGAAGAACAAGGATACGCATTACCAGAGAGAGACTCAAGCCACCATATGGCTGAACACGACTCAACTATTCTGGTGGTTATCAATGGAGTGATTTACATTATTGAAGGGGACTACTCCTGGACTTCTGACAGTGCTGGTCATTACGCAATTGGCACTGGCGCTCCTTATGCCCTAGGAGCCTTACAGGTACTGAGGGGAGATAAGAAATGCACACCCCAGCAATCCAAAACCATTGCCCTGAAAGCCCTAGCGGTAACAGCCAAATTTGACCCTCACACTGGCCCTCCGTTTAATACATTCGTACAAGAGCATGTGACAAGGTCTAATGGTGGAAGAAACTAACAAGAGTAATTTAACCGAAATAGAACAGCCCAGTGGGCCTTCAGAAGAAGATATACAACGTTTGGGTTGGATGGCATTCGCTAACTGCAGGAACAGAACGACTGAGATGTTTCCCCAGAGTCATAAGGACATCTCTTATATTCTCAATGCGCGAGCAATATGTTCAGAATGCTCAGTCAGTAAGCAATGCCTTGAGTACGCACTAGAGTTTCCAGCAGCTGACATGCATGGAGTGTGGGCTGGGTATACCAGTAGACAGTTGTCTGCGGAACAAAAGAGAAGAGGAGTCGGGCCAATTAGGCCGACCCTTGCTCAAATGTGGGGAATGAAGACTAAATAGAGCAGACTGAGAACTTCACCTGCGAGCAATGCCCATTCAGGATGAACATCACATCCTGCCAGCGAAGTCCACCAATGCCACATCCAATGCGAGGCATAGCGATGTGATCAATACCGTTATCCAGTGCGTGCTCAACCATGCGCCCGACGGCAATATCAACAGCTGTCAGAGATCCGTGAGGACCAGGCTGCACTTGAGTCGCAAGGTTATAGATGACATAAGGTGCGCCGGCCCTAGAGGTAGTAACAGGAAAGCAACCACCGATACGGAGCTTACGAGTCTCACAAGCGTTGCGGTAAGCGGATTCAACCATCGGGTATTTCTGGGCGATTTGGAGAGCGATTCCACCACCCATCAGGCCCATGATGTTCACGCCGTGAGCAAGAGCTGGGGCATGAAACTCAAGGGCGTCTGTTTTGAAGTATTCGTTCAGGTTGGGGTGAATGGTGCGGAGAGTAGGGTCAATTAACATTACATTGAGGATATCAGAGCGACATTTGCAACGCCATGGGTAAAGAAGGCGAAATTAGTACGCCCGGACGCGGCATTTTCTACAAAAGCCTTGATTTTGTAGTTGCACGATCTCTGGTTCGCAGTCAGTTTGCCCGCAAGGGTTCATTAGTTTTTCGCCGGCGAAGTAGGCCCTGAGCTGCGATGCGACATCAGGCATTGGCGCTTGTGGTGGTGGCGCTGGTGGCAAGCCCTTCTGTGCCTCTACGGCCTCCTTGAGTAGCCATAGGATCCACTGGTTGACGCCAGTCTTCTCTTTGCGACAGATGTCTACGATCTCGTTCTTTAGCCAGCCGGGTAGGTTGACAACGATGTGGTAGGTCGCGTCGGGTTTACGGGCTTTCTGGGCTTTGCGCGGCATCCCTTGAGATTAGCGTGAGTAGGTACTCTGTGATGGTCATATCGTAACCGTCGGCCAACTCTAGTATTAAATTCTTAGTAGCTCCATCAACGCGTATTGTTATAGAGCTCATTTTATTCTCAGTGTATTTTGGGGGTCGTCCCATTCTATTTTGCATGACTCAGTCGTTTCATTCCGAGGGTGGCTTAATCGCGAGTACTGTCCGAAGCCACTCTTCCGCCACCGTGTTGTAGACTTCTATGAATGCTTGACGATCCCCATTGGTGTGCATTGAATAACTGGCCGTGCCCCCTAGACGGCGTATTACCTCCTTCGTACATGGATGAAGGTTTACCTCCACATATTGTCCGTTGGATGCAGCTTGAGCGACACTTTGAAAAGAAGCCCAAGCCTCGAGAGCTGAAGGACTTGCGGATTGGTTGCTCAGGATTGAATGCCGACGAACTGCGCCTGGATTCGGCATGTAGGTGTCGGTCACAAGCAAAGCGTCTACAGCCTGGTTGACTTGGTCTGCGGTCAGGTCGTTTAATGGCCTCCACCATGCTTTCAAGAGCCTCTGACGCTCCTCGCGCACTGTAGGGACCTTCTGGTTCCATGAAATGAATACGCGCTCTACAATCTCTTCAAGCTCGGCCTTGGTCATTAGAAGTCTCCCTTTCCGCGAGAGTCTTCCTCCACCGTAAATGAGATAAAGCGCTCGATGTGAGCTGCGTCGCGCAAGACCAGCTCGATGTCAGTGTAGCGCCGGCGCATCTTGTTGTCGCCCATATGGAACGGCGAGAGGGTGCAGCCTCGGATTGCCATCTTGGCCTCCTCGAGACCGTATTCGTAAATGGCCAACGCGATCTTCCGCCACCGTGGATCAGTAAGCTTGGGTCGGGGGCCCCGCTTGATCCAGGTTTGATCAACCCAGTAATTAAATACTTCTTGGATCTCGAGCTCATTAACAGCTGCAATCTTTTGGGCCGTGGTTAATTTCTTGGCCGACTTGTTCTTAACTGGCTCCTGGTTACCAAAAATGTCTTCTTGCATCAAAGCTCCTGTGTGCAAACTACTCCCCTTGTCGTACAGACGTTTGAAGGACTTTCCTAAAAGTACCTGTACTACAGGTATAAGTCAACCCTCAGACCGTTATAAGTACTTAACCAAGTACTAAACAATCCCTTCCAAACAACTTATCTCTGCCTCCGTATCAGCCATAGGCTGATTAAGGAGTGCTACTTACGAACAGTTGTACTTACTTGGAATACTGTCCGGAAGGGGGGTTCCAGGGGGGAAACCATTTTGAAGATATATGCCGGGGTAACACAAATAGAACACTCGATTTTCGGGAGTGCCTCGAACGGACTTTCGGCCGGCCTGTTCAGTTGCGAGCCCAGTATACACAATCATCCGCCACCGTCAAGGACATTGGGAATATTTCCCGGCGGGACTCGTGAGCTGATGTAAAGTATTGACAGCAGCTGCGTTCACGCTAGCGCGACTGCGGAGCGGGGCTTGGCAGCTTCAACGCCTGGGCCGGCCGTTTGGATATTAACCCAGGCCCCGCTCTTTATAATTGTTATCTATTTAAGCGGCAGCAAGAATCGCTGTGATTCCCACATGATTCCAATCGCTGAATACCCAACGATGTCCATCAACGTGTCCTCGACTGATTCGTTTTGAGGAATTCCTTCTTGATCCCAAAGATTCTCGAGACGAGCAACCTTGTCATGGGTGCGAATACAAAGGCCTTGGCGTCCAAAGCGCCGAATATTCTCAGATCCGTAATCCCTTTGTTTGCTGATCAGGATTTTAGTTAAACGTTTAACCGAGAACTCGAATTGTTTTTTTAGCGCAAGCTCCCAGGCGTCTGCTCCAACAACCGACCATCGAGCAATCATTCTTTCTGACCCGGACGGCGTGTGAAAAAATTCGTCAACCATCTCATCAAAATCAGTACGTAACTGAACCAGATCAGTGCGAGGTTTAAACCTGACTTCTGAATTGATTAATTGCACAGCAGCTTCAGCTGCATCGTTCCATGAGCTGTATTCCATATATTACTTTTTATCACATGTCTTCCGCCACCGTCAAAAAAAGACACTGCCCGCAGCGGGGCTCCGAAGGATGAATTACCAGTAACGCCAGCTCCGTCCCCAGCGGGGAGAAGTTGAACGAAGGTACCTGGCTGTACGAGGAAACTTATTTTCAGCGAGTTCCGGCACAACAATATGGACCAAGATGTCAATCGAGCGAACAAAACGACATGGCGACCCGAGAACGAAACGACTCTCCGTCTTCTTTTCAGCTGCGCGCAGTAGCTCAAACGTCTCGCGCATGTCCGTATGTGGGCTAAGCATACTCATCGCGATCCAAGCATTCCACCGAGAAGGATTATGAAGGCAAGTGTTGTAATTGTCATGTTAGTTACTTTCTACTGTGTCGTCAGCAATGATCTGGCGAATCATGATGTAAGGAAATGAAACCCAGTCTGCGTCGCGCGTATCAATTTTAAAAGGATGACGCATGCGAGGGTTGCGGAAAATTCCATGCGTTAGATCTTGTATGTCAAGAGACTTGCCGCTAAATAAAGCACGAAAGTTCTCGCCACTTTTCATCGTGACGAGAACTTCGTGTCCTACAAGCTTTTCAGCTTCGGTGCGTGTCAGGTTTTTCACGCCTGGCCAGCGGACCAGCATTCAACAAGTTGTTTGGTGCTTAATGATTTGGCGAGTTTTCCCCATTCAACTTCAACCCACTTAAGCTGCGCGCCCTGTAAACGCATTTGGCCGGCAGCAAAGTACCAGCGGAAGACGTCTGTATCTTCACCGCGCCATTCAATCCATGATTCGTCCTTAACCCAAGGCGAGATGGCGCAGAAGAAAAGGTCCTCTTGGCCTTGCTTGTTGTTGTAAACGAGATCAACCAGATTGCCATCGTCGTCATATGTTGGACTAAACCCGAGCTCCATCAACATTTGATGGAATGTTGCAATTTCCTTCGGATAGTTTGCGTCCATCCAGGAAAACCAGCGCGCTGGATGATAATCCATATGCTCAGGCCGAGGATCATCAGAGCTGATGTCTTCTCCCCAGCCGCCACCGCGCTTCAGGTGATCGTAATCATTAAGCTTGCACATTGCTTTGTAGCAGCTTTGGAAGTCTTCCTTCTTGATGAAGAATTCTGATGCCTCGGTGCGAACGTAGTACCCCATCAGTTCACCTCTGCAAGTTGATTGATGCGCGACTGAGTAAATTCCTTGTGATCCTGCATGACATAGTCAACAATTTGTGTGTTGGCCTCTGCCATCTTGCCTGCGAAATCCCAAAGTTCGCTGATGTCGTGGAAGGTGAAGGAGATTGAGGAACCGGATGCGTACGATCCGTCCTTATCGCTACTCCACTTGATCTCAATGGTGTAAAACCAGGGCGGGCCCTGCTTCCCCTCATCGCTTTCGTGGTAGTAGGTACGGAAACTTACCTCTGGCTTATATACGTGAGCCGCACGGATATCGGTTGTTGACACTTTTGCCTCCTAGGCGTAGTGGTTAATAGGTGTTTTTAATATAGCCACTAACCGCACGACTGTCAACCTATCCAGCTATTTTTTTTCTGCTTCCCGGTCGGCCTTTGGGTCGCGAACCTCGTAGAGGCCATGCTTGATTTTGCGAAAGAGATCTGGCCTGTCTGTGATCAGCTTAAGAGCCGTCGGATAAGAAACTTCTCCGAGCTCCGCGATCTCAGCAGCTGTTACCTGGGCGAAAACATTATCTTGGCACCACGCGTAGATAGCCCCGTATTTGTCGGAACGACGAACTTTTTTATCTGCTTCTACCTGGACGAATCCAAATATGTCTGCTGCGACCATTGCGTCAATCGAGTAATGATAAACAAGCTCTTTAACGGAAAGAGTAGGATTTGTAATTGCGCACATACGCGCGCGATCGCGCTCTGTAAGTTTCTCTCTAAGATGTTTGGGAATACCAAATACACTCCCATACTCTTTTGATGCTTTTGCCCAATCTTCTTTGCCGAGCGCGCACGCTTCTTCGTAAGTGAAATAACTCATTGTTGGAATTCTACCAATCAAGCAGGCGTGCTTCAAAATCTTTATACATCACAAGCCTTCCTTCATGTCAATAACTTTCGCGCCCATTTCAACAAGTGTCTTAGCGCAACTAAAGCAAAACCAACCGGCTCCAGAAAGGGTCATGTTGGGAGTATAAAAAACCCTGTAGAAGCCTTCGCCGCGACAGGGGGCGCCGAGACCTTGGCAGTCCACGATCATGATGACACCTTCACTCCAAAAATTTCAGCACCATAGTTCTTAAGGATCTGGATGCAGTTGGAACAAAGCCAGCAGCACCCGGCATCTGAAAGATCAGGCATGAGGTAGGAAGCGTAAACAACATCTTCGCTACATGGTCCGTAAAAACCTTGGCACCCCATCAGATACCCACCGCCTCAAGAAACTTACTGCGATCAAAACGTGGATTGTCACGCTTCATTGCATCGCACATGCATTCAACAGCGATTTGAAAAGCTGTGCGTTGATCGCTATCACTATCTCCCTTGGATACGATGAGATCATCCAGGTTGCGAAGAGTGATTGCCAATTCCTCCGCCAAGCGCTTGTAGTCCTTACGGGTCATAATTCCTCCTTGATTGGTTATGCGTATTCTAAACAGCCATCAAGAAAAAGTCAACTACTTAAAAGGCTAAATTTCTACGAGTGGCCATGGCCGGGCAAATAAAAAAGAATTCTCCGGCAGCTCATCCGCCACCGTCATAAAAAAGACGCATCTCAACGGGGCTTCGGACGCGCAGCTACACGCGATGTATGCCTGGTAGTCCCGTTAGCTGTAGTAAAGTACCACTCATGAACATTACAAAAAGATGGGACAAAAAAGTCCGAGCACTCGAGGAATATGTGAAGCTAAATGGAACAGCTCTCGTCCCGGCAACTGCAAAGATAGAAATTGACGGGACTGTTATGAGCTTAGGGCCATGGGTTTGCGCTACTCGAGCTGCATACCACAGAGGCGACCTCATGCCTCACAGAATTACTCAGCTTGAATCTTTTCCTGGATGGAACTGGGGGCCGCTTAAGCCAGGAAGAAAAGTTTCTCCGAAGCGCGATCAGGAAATTGTTCAGGCGCGCGAATCGGGATTGAAGCTTGAGCAGATTGCTGAACAACATAATCTGTCGCGCCAGCGAGTTCATCAGATCGTGAAGAGGTCAAAAATAAATGCCTAGAGAGTTCAGCCGAAGCAATTGGCCACAGGAAGAAGAAACTGACGATAAGCAAATAAGAACCTGGACTGCGTTTTTTACTTTTGCTTGGGGATCACTGTTTTTAACAGCTTCATTTTGGCTGACATTCTGGGTTCTTGAATCAGAGGGCGTGATTGATTGGATGATTCCGTGGTGGAAGTGCGGAATACTTTCGTATTGCTTTTTGATCATTTTTGGAATGACGCGAATCGGTAAACGACAGCAATAAAAAAAGCCAGCGCCTCGGTAAGAAAGGAAACCGAGACGCTGGCTAGCGTCGTGCAGCAGGGCAAGGAGGTGGAGTCCCCGCGCACAGAGCGCCGTACCTAGTCTAATGACTAGGCAACAGCGGTGACGGAAGTCGTCTGCGAGGCCTCCACAGCCTGCGCAACACGGATCTGCGAGTAATCGCTGTAATCCGTGCATGCTTCCGCAATATCTGTTGGCAGAGAACCAAGCTTCACGGCCGCCTTGAACTTCTCTCCATCAACGACACTCTTGATAAGCGTCTTGAAGAGGTTTGGCTTGATCATTTGCTTCAGCTTCTCAATGTCGTAGGACGCACGACGTCCTTCAACGATAGAAACCTTAACGCCGTCAACAACAACAGAAGTAGTCATTCCGTTTGCCATTGCGAGACGCATTGCGTTCTCTGCTTTTTTAAGAGCGTCTTCAGCTTCAGACTTTGCCTCGCGAGCTGCGAGATAGTCGGAAACCGTCTTGCTCATTTGTCCTGCGCTTGCTTTCATTTTATTCCTCCTTAGTAAGTAGTTTGAGTGTGGGATCGTCCAGTTCCGATCCCACGAATGTGGTTTTTGGTGCGGGATGAACTGGCACCCCTTGACCTAGTAGCACTATATCCCCCCTTATGTTGTAGCTTAATTTACCTGAGACTAAATAGAAAGTCAACCCCTAAGAGATAATTTCCCAAGAATCTTCTTCAGGGACGAGGCCAAGGCTTGAACCGTCATCCCAAGTGACATGAACGGTGCCATGATCATCAATAAGATTGATTGTTCCTTCTGCTCCCGGCAAGAGCTTCGTAAATTTATCAGTCGTTTTCGTGAGACGAATGCGCCTCCCAACGAGAACTTTGTTGAGGCTTTCTTGAATGACGCGAATTAAAAGTGACATATCGTCGTTGAGGTCGTTGTTAGTAGTCATAAAGACATCAAAGCAGCTGGAATAGAAAATGTCAACCCGTGTCAACAATAAATATAAAACTGCAGAGCTTCGCCGGCTGAGAAAAAAGAAGATCATCCGCCACCGTTAAAAAAAGAAGAACGCCGCCAACGGGACTCCGGAGTGCTTCTTCGTGCAGCTGCATAATCTTGGGCAATAAAAAAGGGCGTCTGACGGAAATGATCCGCCGGACGCCCTTTGGGGTGGTTTTTTATGCGCAGAGGCTATGTGCGAGACCGCTCATTTCGTTCGCGAGTGCGCCACGGGCTTCACCTTCATCAGTGAAATGCGAGCCATCAGCGAAATGGATCACAGTAGCCGATGTTTGACGGGTGAATACCGTAATCAGCGTCACGCGAGAGCGTTCAGGACTTTCGCTCGCTGGTGTAGAAGGCTCGTCTTCGCCTGCTTTAAGCGGAGCTGCCCATCCCCCCGTCAATGCGCCCACGGCCGCGTAACCGTTATTCACAGCGTGCGACTCTTGCGCTTGTTCAATGGCGTCGTAAATGTCCAGAGATGAGCTGAGGACGGAGATGCCTTCGTCGCTAACCCCGAAAATGATTGCCTCCGGGAGTTTCTTTTCAGGATCAAGCGTTGCTTGCCCGAAGTGGTCAGAGGCCTTAAAAGCCAAGTCCAGTGTTTTCATATTAGCCTTTCTTATTGGGAACAGAGCAGATCATAGCAATCTAAAAATGCTTTGTCAAACTATTGCATTTCTTTTTTATTAGGCATATACTGGCCTCCCAATAGAAAGGAACAAAATGGGATTAGACAATATGCCAAACAAGTACCCGTGCAAGACACGGGGTACGGCGATTATGGAACCACGTGTAAGCCAAAAGACTGGCGAAGTCCTGCTTGACGAGGATGGCCAGCCAGCGATGACGATTGACTGCCAAGCAACACAAGCATTTGGCGGATGCCCGTATCAAAACGCATTCGCCAAGTCCGGGATTACCGAGGGTCGCGTTTACGGGATGTTTGGTACGGATTGCTGGTATCGCGGTAAGTACGGCAACGCAATCGTGGCCGCGGCTTCGCACAACAATATGGATGACGAGTTCACGTTCTACGGCGACAATGAGGATTCAACTCATAAGTCAGCCGAGTCCTGCACTCAACTGGCCGACTTCATCAAGGTTGTTACGGCCTCTTATGAAAATGAAGACATTGTCGCAGATGCTAAAGAAGAGTTTGCTGAAGACAAGGCCGATATTCTGAATGGCCTCCGCTACGCTGAGTGGTATCTTCGCTGGGCAGCTGAAGAGTGTGACGGATTGGTGTGCTGGTACTAATGAAAATGAAGTTTTACGCCGATGATCAAGAAAAAGAAGTGATTGAAGTCGCTGAACTTATTCTTGAAGAATATTTTGGACTTGGAACCACTGGCGCAGATGCCATCGTGGACTGTCTTCGCGATCTCGTGAGCGGTCAGATGAATGTCTCAGAGTGGGAAACAGACGACGACACGGTTTTCCGCGCTGTCGCGATGATCGGGATGAAGCTGCAAGAGGAAAACAAGCTGCATCAAATGATCGTCCCCCTCCCGGTCGTATAAAAAAGGATCATCCACCACCGTAAAGGAGGTGGGTGTCCTTAGTCCCGTTGTCCGTTGTCCTGCTGCCTCATACTCAGCGGGACTTCGGAGGCTGGGTTTGAGTGTTTGCGCTTAGCTAACTCAGGACGATTGTCTCGGTAAGTAATAGACTTGACGGGACTCTGGCGCTAGACTGTCGCGATGGCGTTGTTTGCGTGCAAAGTGTGTGGCATTGAGCTGCATAAAGACACGCCAGGCGTCAGCCGGTATGTCAGGGGTTGGCAAAAAAACGGATCTACAGCCGTGGCCTACACTGAAGAACTCTTTGAATATGCGCATACCGTGTGTCTGAGTACACGAAAAAGCCCTAACGCCCAAGCTGATCGCTTGTTCTAGGCGCTAGGGCTTAATCGGTTGTGTGGCTGTCAGCCGGCCAAGAGAAAAGCAAGCACAAGTACCAAGAAAACGGTACCCATTAGAGGCCCAAGCGTTCTACCTCGGCCTCGCTAACGGGCCAAAGCTGCGAGGCTCCACCCATACTGTCGTGGTGACTGAGAGAGTAAGAAACATGATCGGCTTGCACGTTGTAGCGCAACGTCCAGCTTGAATCTACTGTCATGCCACGGAGAATGTCAACTACCTTCTCGGCGTGGAAATAGCCGCTCACGGTACGATTCCAAAGGTTGAGATCCTTGACATGCCACCATCCAGTCTCATTTGACTCACGGAGTGTCTTGGTGTCTTCGCTGAACAAGTCAACGACGAACTCCCAGCAATCGCCGTAGCAATCATCGGCCGGCTCATCGGTGAACTCTTCTTTAATTGCGTCGTACTTAGTGCAGGTGCAGTCGTTTGATACCTCCGACTGCCAAAGGTTGAGATGATCCCCGAAGAGAATGGTCATTTTTATTCCTTTCTATTTATTGGTAGAGAAATTTGAATAGTATGCAATATGGTCATGAAGTGCGCCAGTATCACGCCAGTCGGGCAGGTTGTCGGTAATCCATTCGCGAGCAACGGACACAAGGCCTTCAACCGTGATAGTCGGAGCGCTTGTTTCATAATCCCAAACATTTACGCAGTCAAAAGCCTGGTCTGGAACATCCCCAATCGCGATGTCTACGTATGCGCCGCCATGCCAGGTGAAAATGAATCCGTCAATGGCCAGCTGAAAATATTCATTGCCCGTATCTGGGTCAGAGAGAGTCTTAATCTTGTTATGCATACGCAATATAATATCTAGGGCTATTTAATAATGCAACTCTTTTGATGAATATCTCGACTGGCCCAGATGATTAGATCGCAAGCCCGGCCAGCAGCTGAAGAAAAAGAACCCCGGCCGGCAGAAAAAGAAAAACAATCTCGACTGGCCGTCATCCGCCACCGTCAAAAGAAGAAGACAGCTCGACAGTCCCGTCTTCCCCCTGGACGAAGGAACGGGGCTCTGGCCCAGGCTGTTTAATTCTGTGAGAAAACTAGCTCTTCGCGTTCGAGAAGCTGACCTGGGGGCAAAAATTAGATTGCAATTGCTGCGCCTGGTGAAATGATTGCAATTTTCGAGCAAACTGGGGGCCAGGAATTGCATTTTGGGCAGAGCTTCGCTGCAAATGTGTGTAGTTGCCGGCAATATTACTGTGAAAAAACGAAAACAACAACCTTGTAGCTTGGAAAAAACATATGCACGTGGCCGTGCATGTTAAAAAAATGCAACCCAGATGACGTATTGCGGGCGATGCGCTCGGTAGTCCCGTATGTTTTATCTTTGTTCTGCCGGGCCCAGACGCGTTGGAATAAGTAAGTACCTTCTTGGCGACTTTGATTGTTTTGATGCGTGCTGAAACCCTTGCAGAATAAGGACTTCAAAAAACTCGCTTTTCCAGTAAAATTTTTGACTTTTGAAAACTGACTTCACCACCCCTGGGTAAAGAAAAAACAAACTGCCGCTGCCTGGCGCTGTGGAAAAACTCCGATGTCGCGCTGAACTCATCCGCCGCCGTCACAAAAAAGACGGATGGTGGCCAGCCCCGTTGTGTTTGTTTTGTGCAGCTGTGCAAACTGATTAGCCGGGAGAAGACGGGACTCTTTAGCAAGGCGAAGTCACATCATTCTCTGCCGGAGGCGAAGCATCAGAAGCGGAGCGGATGTAGCGGTGCCGTCGGCAGATAATGGGTGCGGAGCCACTAGTGGCGTTTTGCGGGTCTACTTGGGACTAGCGAGTCATATATTACAACAAGGCACTTGTTGAAGTATATGCGAGCGGGGCTAAGACCCTAGAAATGCGAGATATTAGATAGCTGCTTTAAGTGGTGAAGCGTCAGCTTTCTAGTAGAGACCGAACGCCTGACCTTCTTTGTCTAATCCAAACAACGCACCTGCGTCGTTTCCTTCTGTGTCCATTGAAGGATACAAAATTGTTCCGCTTGACAAAACTAAACAACTTGGGATTTCGTTTTTACGCCAACCCTCGTTGTTCATTTCCTCTTGTGTCATCGGACGTATAGCAACGATTGTTGCGCCAATAATGCCTGCGTCTATTGCATTACTCATGTTGTCTCCTTGTCGTCGTATGGCTCATTGAATTCTTCTGCAAGTGGCTTATTGAATTCGTCTGCAAAGATACACGCGTAAACGAGCGCACCCCCGATATATACGAATGCGCACACAAGCGCAATAACGCTATGATTCACGACATCCCCCTCAAGCCGCCAAGATAATTCCGATAAGAATTGCAAAAAGTACAGTGATCACCAGATCTTAAACCCTCCGCTATGGCGCAAAAAGAGCGCAAATTCCTGGACGTTCTCAACCGAGAAAGGGTAGTTGGATTCAAACGAATCAACGACGCCCTCGCCATGGCAACCATTACAAAAACCATGCGTGCGTCCAAGTACCAAAGAAGTTGCCTCATCAAGTTCACGATCATGAAAGCCATGTTCAAGACCAACAGCGTCAGTGCGAATACCAGTTGCACCGCAATATGTACAGTCCTTGCGAGGAAGGTTTGCAATGCGCTCACGGTAGTCCTCTTCGTGTGACTTAGTAACACCAAGTTCAATCTCACGAAACAGGATGTCAGCAAGTTGGCTAGCCCCTTCAGCGTTGAGTCCATCTCCGTCATTGAAGTGACCGTCCACATCAGAACAGAGTTCTGGAGCTGCCGTTTCGCAATAGTCCCACAACGGGCGCCACCACCAAACATTGTTCCTGAAGTACTCACCACACTTTTCCGTGGGGTTCCTTCCGATTACATCCATACCCATAATGCCTCCTTTGTTCGGGTAATGAAGATCATAAAAGCTTTAAATAAAAAAAGCAACCCAGAGAAAAACTAAAAACTACGAGACTGGCCAAAAGTATGGGAGATCATCCTCCACCAACCAATTCCACTGGCCGTAGAAAGCCCGATCTTTACGAAGAAGATTGCTTTGGTGGCTTAGATGTACTCGCGAATCTCCCCACCAGGCCGGCAAATCATCAAATTCCGGGCGCGAGACGGCAAGCAGCTTTTCTCTACATGTGTCTTTGTAGCCCCGCCCAACCCATTCATCGCAGATTGCAACTCCGTAAGCGATCAGGCCGCCGAGATTGTTTTGCCACATCTTTGTAGCTGGGTGGTTTCGCCATCCATGATTTCTTCTTCCGGCGACCGGGACAAGCGCTTGAACAATTTGAAGCGTTTCAACTCTTTGTTTTCCGAGGCGCTGGCGGTCAAGAACTCGAGCGCACTGGTCAAAGTGCTCATAAGGTACGAATGTCTGCATTAGTAAATCCTCCGCAGCTATCATCCACCACCGTAATAATAATGTCAACCTGTGACGGGGCTCTTGACCCAGGATGGCCAGATCAACTCGAAATACCTGCAGCTGCTGAAAAAACGTTCCGCCAGGGAGGCCGGCAGCTGGAAAAAAGAGTTTTATCCTCTCGAGCAGCTCGGATCTGGCTCTCGAAGGAAAAGTTTTTAACTTTGCACGCGCGCGACCCAGGTAAAGCCGATAACACGAAGCTGGAATGGCCTTGTAGGCATCGTTAGCCCCGTCTTCGGCTATTACGAAGTATTAGTGATCACCAGGCAGCGCATCAATCTGGAGCTATCTATAAATGACCATGCGGGACTCGCGAGTCATATATTGCAACGAGGCACTTGTTGCGATATATGCGAGCGAGGCTAAGACCTTGCCTGTGTTACGGGATTAGTTCATATCTTTTTTACCAGAGGTCAGAAGCGTAAGTAGTGAAGCACAGCGTAACGGATGTAGCGGTTGACCGTTGGGAACAAAGAATGACTAAGCCTTCATAAGTTGTTTAGTGAATCATTACGGGACTCATGACCTTCAAACAGTTAAACCACATGTCAAACCAGCCCGAGCCTCGAGTTCAGAAATACAAAGCCCTCGTATTTAGAAAAACATTTAAAAGTTGACAACAGGAGCCGGCGCAAGTATATTGATTGAACCTACTAACTAAGGAGCTATATATGACCTGGCGTCTCGACCGTAACTGCGAAGACAAAGATGTTTCATTTTTCTTTCCGTCCGACCGTGGAGGAGTAAAGCGCGCAATCACAGTTTGCAGTGAGTGCAATGTAAGGGCCGAATGTCTTGAATTCGCAATCTGCAATCAAATCACCGACGGTATTTGGGGTGGAACAACGGAAACGTCTCGTATCAAGCTGATTCGTGAGCGCTTTGGCCGCCTTGGTAATGTTGATTTCAACTACATGGCGGTTAAGTGATGAGCATGATTAGCTTGATCTTTGTTGTAGTGCTTGGTGCATTTTTTGGAGCGCAATAATGTTTGTGACTGGTCTTTATATTGACGGTAACCGCATCACTCGCGTGCAGGTGGATACAAATAGCAACTCATCAATCTCGGGCATGATTGACGGAGACATTGATGCTGTCACAAGGAAAACTCAAGATGGGCAAATGTTTTCAGTCTTCGTTAACGACATTGGTCTTTTTAGTAATTTTGAGATGAATCCAATTGCTTCAATCATTGCCGGCAGTTACCTTGTTGGGCCAGCCGTAATAACAGGAACCGCGCTGAACGGAGAAACAATTTCAGTACCGCTTTCAGTTATTGCGCACGCAACGCAAATTCTTGAGACCATGGCTCTTCATCAGGCCTTTGGTTCTTCAGATCAGCTGCCTGTATGAACGATTGCAACCATCAGTGATGAGATACGACGCATCTGCAGGAAATTTATTCTTCCTCAAAGACATGCTTGTTTTTGAGTTTGAATATAACGCTGAGCTCGTAGACGAAGTTCGCCGTATACCTGGAGCAAAGTACGATAATAAGTTTAAAGTTTGGCGAGTTCCAGCTACGCAGATAGATGCTTCTAGAAGAATTGCGCAAAGGCACAACCTCTTCATGGAGCCAAGCGTCGCTAGATTTGAAGTTCCACGGACAGAGAATGAGTTTATCGGACTGAAGAGGGATGGAGAATGGGTTTATCTCGGCTTTCTTTACGACCAAGTTAAGGTCAGAAAAGTAAAACAACTTCCTGGCGTTACGTGGCATTCAAAGTCCAAGGCGTGGAGGGTTCCGGTGACCGCCATCGCAGAAGCTGTTGCATGGGCTGACAATTTTGGTGTACCTGTTGATGATGATGTGCGTGCCGAGGCCGAGGAATTCATCCAAAATAGGCGTAAAAAAAACGAAGCATCACGGTCTGTAGACGCCGATGTGAATATACCAAACATGGTTGGAGACCTTTTGCCGTACCAGCGGGCTGGTGTTGCATACGCAGTTGATGCACGCAGGTGTTTTATCGCTGACGATATGGGTCTCGGCAAAACTGTGCAAGCTCTCGCTGCATTAGAATTTGCTTCCCAGACAAGCTCAGTATTTCCAGCAGTTGTAATTTGCCCACCAAGCCTGGTGCTTAACTGGAAAAAAGAGATCAACAGATGGTTTCCGCACCGAAGCGTAGAGGTTGTTACAAACCGACGCAATTTCCCTGGCTCATCCGCCGCCGTCAATTCTAGTGCTAAGAATTACGGGGCTTCTGACTACCTGGTTGTTGGTTATTCAAACATTTCCCACTGGGAACAGCTGCTGCTCGGTTTCAACGCGTACGTGTTTGACGAGTCGCATTACGTAAAGACCCCAACAGCACAGAGGACAAAGTCAGCAATCAAACTTGCCAAGTCATGTCCGAAAACTGGAATGGTTTTGTGCCTGACCGGAACTCCAATCACAAACCGTCCTGCAGAGTATGCATCACAACTGGAAATCATTGGTCGGCTCAACTCGCTCGGTGGAAAGTGGGGCTTCTACAGGCGCTACTGCGGTGCTTATCAAGACAAGTGGAAAGTGTGGCACACTGACGGCGCCACGAATCTTGACGAACTCAACGACACTCTTCGCTCGGTCTGCTATATCCGTCGGACAAAGACACAAGTACTTGACGAGCTCCCAGATGTCAGACATGCTCCTATTGTTGTTGACGGGACTGCCAGGATCATGCGTGAATACAAGGAAGCTCAAGACGACATTATTGACTACCTGGTCAAGCGCGCTGCAGAGATTGCTCGCGAGCTCGGAAAATCACCTGGATCCGCAGCTGTTCGCGCCAGGATGAAAGCTGAAGCAAACCAACACCTGGTAAGACTTGCGGTGCTTCGCCGGATTGCCGCACGTGCAAAAATGGACGCGGTCACCGAATGGGTTGAATCGCGGATCACCGGCGGGCAAAAGGTTGTTATTGCAGCTCACCACCGGGAAATCGTTGATGAACTTACGAACAGGTTCGGTGGCCTGAAGATTCAGGGTGGGATGGACGTGTCAGACGTTGAGGAGAACAAGCGCCTTTTCCAGGAAGGTGATGTCACCGAAGCCCCGTGTATCGTGCTTTCCATCCAAGCAGCTAAGACTGGACACACGCTCACGGCAGCACAAGAAGTTTTGTTCGTTGAGTTACCCTGGACGCCAGCCGACGTGGATCAGACATACAGTCGTTGCCACAGATTAGGGCAAAAGGGTTCAGTAACTGCAACATATATGATTACCGAAGGTACCGTTGATGAAGAGATCTATGAGTTGATCCAAGCAAAGCGCTCAATCATTGACGCAGCTACCGAAGGAACTGAACTTGACGAAGAAGCATCTGGTTCACAGATCGTGATGCGACTGCTTGAGGCGGGACTTCAGTCCAAGGCTGTCCGCACCTCTAGCAAATAGGTTCCGTTGTCTTTCACCTCAAGCACAGCTGCACCCAGTTCTTCGAGTATCGCATCCGCAACATCTGCCATCTGCCGCTGGAGTTCGCGCAGTTCGTCTCCAGATACGGATCCAGCATCAGCCAGGTCGAGCAATATATCCGTAATGGTATTAACTAGCTCTACCCTGGCTTCGTAAATATTTGGCGTTTGGGGCATGACGTGTACATTAGCAGGTGCTATATTGCTTGACGCGGGAGTCCCGCAATCACGAAACGAGGTACGAAAATGAGCAAGCCAGTTGCTACGGTAACCGGGAATCTTACGGCAGATCCCGAGATCCGCTTTTTTGATGGTGGAAGTGCGAAGGCATCTTTCAGTATCGCCGTAAACAGTCAGTGGAAAGATGCGTCAGGGCAAATGCAAGAGCGCACTTCCTACTTTGATGTCGTGGCATGGAAAGCCTTGGCGGAGGACATCGTGCGTGTCGCCACCAAGGGTGCGCGTGTCACCGTCACCGGCACACTTGAACAGCGTTCATGGGACGACAAAGCCAGTGGTCAGAAGCGCACCAAGGTGGAAATCGTTGCCGAAGAGGTGGCGGTTTCCGTGCGGAGCATTGAAGAGTTCACACGCAAACAGCGTGTAGAAGGTTCTGATGGAGCCACAAAGAAGCCTGTAAGGGGCCGTGGCCCAGCGGTTAATCGTCAGGATATCCCCGAGGACGAAGAGCCGTTCTGATTCTTCCTTGGGCAGGGAGAAAAAAGAAGACCCCACCGTGGAGGGCTACGGTGGGGTCTTTCTTATTTGTTATGCGAGCAAGTAGCAAACGAGCAAAAGCAAACCGAGCGTTATCACTTGTCGGTCGCCCAGTCCCACGAACCATCCATGGAAAGAACCATAATGGGGTCAAGGTTCCGACAGTTGTTCGGGTCGGTGTCGCCATGCACCCAGCGAAATGCAACCACATCCCAAGTAAAATCCTTGTTGATGACGAGGTCACATTTAGGCTTGGAGTTCTCTGCCAAAAGAGGAGAGTTCTGAAGCACCAAGTAGGTAGCAAGAGCCACCAAGGCACTCACGCCGAGCCAAAAGGCGATACGGACGGTAGAGCGAATAAGATAGTAAGCAGGGCTGTGATAGTAGGTCATGCAAAATACATTAATGAAAGGGTGTGACAAGGTCAAGCATTGTTATGGAACCAGTGAACCGCAAGAAAGCACCCCAGCAAGAGATAGTTGAGATTAATAGGGTCGGCTCATGGGGGCGAGTCACCTACCAGCACAAACTCTCCTGTGGCCACGTAGAGATCCGGAAGCGGCCCTCATCAGCCCCGAGAATCGCTTGTACGTGGTGTGTCCAGGCTGAACGCAAAGACGAGGAACTTAGGGCATTGGCGATCCGCGAACCAGAGTCGCTTGAGATCCCAGATGACGACATCAGGCCAGCGGGACTTGAGACAGCCGAAGGAGAAGCCGTAGCCATCAGAGCTGCAATCGTCCGGGTCTTGGGATGCGCAGCTGAAGCAGTTGACGTAGTTCTCGAAGACAACGATGGAACGCTTGAGGTGTCTGGAGCTATCGTTTTCCTGGACGCAATCCAGGCACGTAGCTATCTTTAGCTACGGGACTTGCTACCCGAGTAGCGAGTGGTCTTTCTGCGGTGCCAGAGGCTAAGCGTAAGTAGCAGCGCGTATGTAGCGAGCCGTTGGCAGAGCATAAAGGCACGAGCGGTAGTAACATTCTTGAGGAGTTATGAGTTATCACATTGATGGCACCGGCATCAATAGGGATGCGAATAACGATGTCTACACGGGACTGCTGAGCACTAGAGAAGCATTGTTGTCTTATATGGATAAGAGGCAAAGCGTAAGTGTGCGTAGCGTATTTAGCGGAGCTACTGTAGCGATGCCGTTTATCCAGATAAGGAACATGCGTACCTAACAATGTGTATAGGACTCATTCATCTGTACCACAAGCCTCTTGTGGGACTTGATGATGAGTACGAAGTCCGCACGGGACTGATGAGCCCTAGACCACCAAAAAAAGACGAAACTACGGAAAAATTTTAGAAAGTTATCCACAGCTTAAACCTTTGAAATATAAGGATATGAACAAAAAACGACAGCGTTATCCACAGAGTTCTACTTGATTTTTTCGTTCATAGGGTTAAAATAGTCATGCACAGTTACTACATATGGCGAGCGCCTATACCTTCCAGCTCGTCGGCCCCATCCATCTCGAGAAGGAGAACCCTTTGATTAAGAGACTTATTTTGTCATTGACCGTATTGGCTAGCGTCGTGAGCCTCGAAGCGACATCAAGCCATCCAGCTAAAGGCCTCACGGCCACCGAGGCATCCCTGCCCAGAGATGTAGTTTTACAAGTCCTTAAGCCTCTCCAGGCGAAGCCGGCTGTTGTTAATAAGAAAACAGAAGCAGAGCGACTGATACTTACTGGCTCTTATAAGTTTAGAGAGACAAGCGAAGCAGTCAAGAACCTTCAGCGGATCGTAGGAGCTTACGTAGACGGCTTCTACGGGTGGAAGACCTACAGCCTCCATAAGGCAAAGCTGACTGACATGGGGCTTTCTTTGACAACACTGCCTTCCGTGCCTGTAGCAAAAAAGACAGCAACAAAGCCACGCTATCCATCCGACAAGGAGCTGCGCTGTCCAAAGTTTGAAGCGAAGTTCAAAGAGTACGGTCTTCCGGTTGACGTTTTTAGCTACATTGCTTACCGGGAGTCGCGCTGCAATCCGAAATCAGTAAACGCTACTTGGGACAAGAATGGCAAAATCAAATGGACGCTCAACAAAGACGGTTCGTTTGATAGTGGGTTACTCCAGATCAACAGCTCCTGGATTCGTACAGTCAGACAGGTGTGCAAGGTTGATACAGGCAGCTGGGCGAAAGACCTGAAGGTTCTTCTTAACTTGGACTGCAACCTGCAAATGGCTAGCTGGATTATGGAAAACACTTCAGGAAAGCTCAAGAACTGGCGTATTTATGGTGGGGATTAAGAGACGCCCTTGACGTAAAGCCGATAGGCAAGCATTTGCCGATAGTCAGCGGTGAGTGCCACCACCGACACTCACGGCCTGCTCGGATCTAGACCTCCATATTGCCGTAGGTTCCTACATATCCGCAAGCTCTGCACTTTACGTCGTAGGCGATCCACTCAACCTCGTACGACTCGTCACCGCCGATACGGTCAATGTCGTCAGGTTCGTAGTCCGTGATCGCTTCACGGCACTCGTCGCACTCTACGTACTCGTCAATTTCCAAGTACATTGCCGACTCACGTGCTGGCTCGTCTTGAGTAGAAGGCTGGCTGAAAAGATAGCTCATATTCTCTCCTTTGTTGTCGCCGTTCTAGACAGAAGAAAACTACTGAGCAAGATCGCCTGCCGGCGTCGCTCAAAGTAGCAGTAAAAGCAATAATTAAGGTGAGCAGTTTTACGACTTACTCAGGTCGTTTTGAGCCCGAAGGGGATTAGAGCTCAAACTCAATGGCTGTGCTTGATGGCGCAGCAACCGTAGGCCATTCTGACTTGCGAGTCCATGCGCGAATCACGCGAACTTCACGGCCCTCAACGAAAGCGTTAAACGCCTTGATGTATGTTGCGGTGTTCTCAATCGTAGCTGAGCGCTTCTCGCTGGACGCACGTGTGAGCCAGTTACGCAACGCAAGGCAGACATTGCCGTCGCTCAGGCCTACGCCATCACGAACGCTTTCAGCAAATGCTTCAACTTCGGAACGGCCACGAACCTTTTCCGCCAAGAGCGCAAACAGGATCCATGATGAGCGAATGCCTCCAACTTGTTTATCTACCGACCGGCCGAGTGTTTGTGCCCACTCAACAGAGTCAAGATTATCCTCAACATACTTGATTACATCATCTGGCGTCACGCACTGAAGCAGCTCGCTGTTCATGATGTTGTTGTCTGCCTCAAGAGTTAAGATAAGGCGAATCGCTGGAGCAACGTGCTTGAAGCTGCCGACACCAGCAATGTGCATAACATCATTTACTGTACGCGTCTTGCCACGGTCAATGACGCTGAAAACATTGTTATCAAGCTCGTCAACAAGAACGGTCGGGAATGGAACTCCAGACTCGATGCATGCCTGAAGGCGGTGCTGCCCGTCAATCAGACGTTTTTTGCCAGTTTGTGAATCCGTTGCACGCTTGATGGACTCGCCAGACAGCTTCCACTGTCCACGTTTCATTGCATCAGTGTAGATGCGAACACGAGCCCGGTTCAGTGGGCGATTGCTGACATTTTCACTCATCAGAGCTGTAGCAATTTCGGGTGTGATTTCAATAATGCGGACACTGGGGCCGTTTTGGATTGCGGAGACCATTACAGGCTTCGCTTTCACGTAGGACTCAGTGACTTCTCGGTGGTTTTTGTTTTTCATATCTAAGAAACTACGTCACGATAATGCAGTTGTCAACCTTATTTGTTAAAATCTTGCAGATAGCGATAAAAAGAATCCAGAATAAAAGCAATAGCACCACCTTGAGGGCCCTCGTTAACCATTGGTTGGCTAAACACTGGCATTCCATCATCTCCGTAGCTGTATTCAACCAACCCCCCAGCATGCGACCCATCCCCAAAGACCGCAGAGGCAACAAGGATCTCTTTAACTGGCGCAGATGGGTCAGACTTGTGTTGCTGCTCAAGTGTCTGGGTTGAGTCCTTGATGGTCTTGATCATGTCTTCTTCGTTGTCAAACTCCATGCCAAAAGCATCCCCAACGAACCCGACCTCAATGAATGGTCCATTCTGGTTGTAGGCCTCCGTAAGCGCACTCAGAAGCCACACATTGGGATCTGAATTTTCAAGCATCGGGATCACGGTATGACCATGCCCGTTTGAGTAATACAGGCATGACGGAATATCCATTGGCCCATTGTTTTCAAAGCATTCGGACAATTTAACAATGACACCACTATCGAGCATCTTTTCAATAAAAGCTGTTTTTGACATGCCACAAAGATACTTGCACCAAGTAGGTTAGTCAACCTGTCAGGATATGGAATAAATTAATCCAGAATGAGGGATCATGAGTCACGATATTGAGATCAACAAGAATGGAACGGCAAGGTTCGCCTACTCAAGTCATGAAGTGCCTTGGCATAGGCTTGGCACTCCCATGAAGGGTCTTCAGAGCATGGAGGCAATGCTTCAGGCATCCAATAGTGACTACGACGTGCTCATAACGAAAGTGGCTGCGATAGACGATGACGGCAATTTAATACGTAACCCAGACGGATCAATAGTGCCGATTAGTGACTCAAGGGCGACTGTACGCCAGAACACGGATGGGTCTTTTGATGCTCTTGCGACGGTCGGAACAAGGTATGAAGTACGTCAGAACAGGCAAGTTCTAGAAAGAGCTCTTGCGGTTGTTGATGCTTCTGGCGGAGATGCCGTAATAGACACATGCGGAACACTTAAAGGCGGAGCCCGGTTCTTTGCCACCATTGATCTTGGTGCCCTTGTTATTGATCCCGCTGGCGTTGGGGACAAGATTGGCCGATACCTTGTGGTGTCTTCTGGCCATGACGGAATCTGGCCAGTTCGGTATGCAAATACTGACATTAGAGCCGTATGTCGCAACACAGTAATCATGGGCCTAGAACAGGCGCAACGCGTCTTCACTGCGCGCCA